TATGGGCACATCCTTCGTCAATGTTTACCGAGGCTACGTCTGTGTTTGAGTTAGCGGTTGCGCTGTACTCGCTTATCTTCGTTTTTGGCATGATTTTCCTTATTTACTGAATCTGACCAACGCCGTTGATATCAATCCGATACGGTTCAGGCTCTGGGACAATGTTTAACAGGTTTGGACTTGCTGCATAGCGCAACATTGGGTCAACTGGGTTTGAAAGATAGTTCATCAATGGGTCTGTGATGTTCAATCCTTCATAGAAGTTTTGCACTCGTGGCGATAAATACATTTTAGATGCAATTGCAGGAGCAGCAAGGCCAGCCGCAGCAGTTGCCAATGGAATACCTACCGCAGTTGAACCAGCGGCAATGCCGGCCAACTTAGCAGGCCCAGAGGTCAATAAGTTAATCATTGCAGACCGTTCAGCAGTTCCTGAAGTTGGCACTTTTGCTTTTAACGAAGTTTGAGCAACATCAGCCAAATCAACCAACTGAGTAGCAGCAGGCTTTCCAAAGATTTGGTCAAAAGTCATTGGGGCTTCTTTGTTTGCCTTAATGACGTTTTTGCCAAACTTTGTAATGTCTAAGTCACCAGCATTATTTAATGAACTTGTGTGAATGTCAGAAAGTACACCTTGAGCGAGTAATTGTTTTTCTTGTGTGTTCATCAGTGGAAACAAGACAGTAGACAACTCATCTTTGTTTGATGTGACAGTGTTTAAGACAGTTTTATCATTTGCATTAGCAAATCGCTTGCTTAAATCAACAGCCGCACCATAAGAACCACGAAGTTCTTTCAATTTTGTAACTTGGTCGTCAAGGCCTTGCGCTTTAAATGTTTCGTCACGAGCATCATCCAAGGCATTACGCAAAGATTTGAAAGCCTCACCAATCTTTGTACCTTTGTTTTTGTAAGCCAAGTCACCAAAGAGTTGACGTTGATCTTGATAATCAGAGCCAGGTATTGTTCCCTTTTGGGCATAACCTTGAAACGAAAACTCAGGCTCACCGTTATCAATCAGTTGCTGACGAACCTTATCTGCAAAAGCACGATAGCTTGGATTTGTTGCATCCATACCCGTCTGCTCTAGTGCCACAGCAACCTTTGCATCAAGTGCTTCGTTTTTTGCACCAAAATAAAATTGTTCAAAACTTTCAAACAATGGTTCTTTACGCATCGCAGGAGGTAAAGATTCAAGCAACTGACGGGCTTTCATAATTCCATTTTGGAATGATGGAGCATCGGCCAAATCAATGTCAGACTGAGATGCGACCTTACGGATGCCAGAGCCTATTTCATCAACATTACGCTTTGCAGCAGATCGGACAGCAGAAGCCCCGCCAGAGTAAGCAACAGAAGGGTCTTGTGGCAATCCACCAAACATATTAGCAATCTTGCCAAAGATACCTTCGGCCAAATCAGATTGTGCAGCATATCGGCGTGTAAACTGTCCAGCAGAGCCTGGCAATGTAGAAGCAGCAGCCTCAAACACTTGAGCAGTTTTACTTGTTCCAGCTTGTGCAGGAGTTAGTGCAGTTTTACCTTCAAAGCCTAAGCCTTGAGCTTTAGCAGCCATTTGCGCTGCACGTTGCTCTGCATTAGTCATTGCTCGCTTAATACGGTCAGCAGAAGCCATAGATGCTCCGCCAGTAGCAACGCCACCAGCCATGCCAGCAAGCATTGCACCAACATCACCAAGATAAGGCTGTGCAACTTCGGCAGTACGTTGTGCAACCGCGCCAGCAGGGACAGCAGTAGCTAATTGAGCGACAGGGCGTTCAGCCATTTGCGCTGCAATGTTGCGACCCATTTGGGTTACGCCACTTGAAGCCATACGCATTAGGCCTGGCAATTGTGCAGCAGTTCCGCCAATAGCACCAGAACCAGCCTCAACCATACGCTGACCAGCAGTTTCAGGCTTTGCAACGCCAGCACGAGTTAGCAACTCTTGAATTCCCTGCGAAGGTGATGTCAAGCGTTTGTCACTACCAGCGCCAGAAGCAATTGCATTAACTAATGCAGTCAAAGCGTCACCAGCAGGAACAGCCAAAGAACCAGCCAACATACCAACAGGGCCAAGAGGTGCGCCCATAGCAGCGCCAAGTGCAGGGCCAGCCAACCCGCGAGTTATTGCACCTGCATATTGATCTAAAGTTCCACGAGGCAGAATCTTTGCCGCAGTACCTTTTCCAAACTTTGCATCAAAACGATCTGCAAGTTCAGGATGTGCTTTTAAATAGTCAATTTGTTCTTTTGTAGGGTTTGCCATGACTATCCTTTAGAACGGTGCATTTTGAGCTGCAAACGGGTCTTTTGGCGGTGTGAATTGGAAACCACGCAGAGACTTCTTGTTTTCAAAGAAGTAGTTTTCTGATTGGTCTGCATAAGCACGAGCCTTTTTGCCAAGATAGTCAATATCTTGCAATGCTTCTTGCTTTGCTTTCAATGAAACCTTTGGATTTGCCAAGTCACCAACAGCCTTGTCATAACGCTTTGCATCAGCATCAGAAGTTGGGCCGCCAAACTTAGGCGCTTGAACTGCAAGAGTTTGCGACAAAGTAGACAAACGATCATTTGCATCTTTAGCCTCTGATCCAATGCCAATTGCACCAGCGACACCTTTTATTCCAGCTTCAATTGACCCACCATATGCGGAATTAAGCAAAGGAGCAGCACGAAGCGCAAGATTTGCATTAGATTCAGCCTTTTTAGCCTCATCACGCGCTGCATTAATAGTGTCAAACTCTTTCTTTTGTGAGTAAGAGAATTGCTCTGGTTTGTTAGCTTCAGCAGCTAAACGAGCATCAACGCCTTGTTGTGCAAGCAACTGCATTTGCTGACGGTTTTGGTTTAATCCAGCCTGAGTTTGTTCAAACTGCTGTGATGATTGGATGCTTTGAGCCAATTGACGAACGCGCTCATCAGCCTTTTCTGGGTCAAGCATACCGTTTGCATAACTCTTTTGATACTGAGCGGCAGCAGCACGAAGTGGCGCAGAAACAGACGGATCATTAACAAAAATTGTGAATGGGTTGTCGCCTTGCTGACCACCACCAATAAATCCAGCTTTACGCAAATCAGGCACTAACTTAGCCAAACTTGCATAAGTGGCTAATGGGTCTGAAGACATTGCAGCCAATGCTTGCAACTTGTTAGTGTCTACTGACATTGTGCGATTGCCAGGAATAGTTTGCATCTGTGCAGGAATTACAGCTCCTCCAGGCATCATGTTGCCTTCATCATCACGCACAACACCTTGAGTTGGTTGGCCGTACATAGTCAACTGCTCTGGCGCAACTTGCACCTGTCGATCTGGCGATCCTTCCATCTTAAAGATTTGAGGGAACATCTCACGCATACGGGCAGATTCTTGCAACTTGCGAGATTGCTCACCAAGTTGCAATGCAACCATCTTCTCTTGAAGACCTTGATTCAAAGCCTGTTTATAAGCCTGTTGGCCCATTTGCAAGCCTTGAGCAATAGCCAAAGCGCCACCGCCAGGCGTGCGGCTTGGAGCACCAGCCTGAAGCAAAGCACTAGCCATGCTCAGATTGGATTGACCTTGTGCCTGACCTTGCAGGCGTTTCAGCTCATCTTCACCAAGAAGACCGCCAAGGTAAGAAGGCGTTTCGCCGTAGAAAGAATCTAGAAGCGCCATGTTTAGAACTCCAAGTTTTCATAGCCACCAGTATTGCTAGGGGCAAAGAATGTATTTTTCAGAAAGTTGTAGCCTTGGCTAAGACCACCAGTGCCACCAGTGCCAATCTTATCCAATCCGCCCAACAGTTGAACACCAAGCAAACCAGTACCCAAGGCCGTAGCGGTTGGGTTAGTGAAATATGGTGTTTGCGCAGTTGTAGTCTGGCCTTTAGGAATCAAACCAATGTTTGATAGATAGTTTGTCAACTGAGTTTGTGGTAACTGCTGCTGATAGTTGTACTTTTGCATATCAGCTTGCAATGCTTGATTCTGATAACCCTCACGCAACTGACCAGCAGCCAATTGCTTGTTAATGTCAGCATAGTCAGCTTCAGCAAGGCCAGGTGCGCCAAATGTTGCCTGCTGTTGACGAGCGCGTTCATCAGCATAATTCTGATATGCCAACTGTCCAGCAGTGCCAGTTAGCTTTTGAGCCAATTGACCAGCTGCAGCACCTTGAAGGTTTTGCATAGCACCAGAGCCGTAACGACCAGCCTTAGATGCAGCAGAAGTCACATCATTGATTGCGGTGTTAAATGCAGTTGTAGCAGCTTGTGCAGCAGGTTGGAAAGCACCAGAGAAGAAAGGATTGCCACCAAGATAGTCGCCTTGAATCGTGCCATATGCTTGATTCTGAGCCGCGCTTGTAAGTGGACTACCAGCTTGAGCGCGAGCTTGCAAAGCCTGCAAACCTGTTTGAGTAGCGTCAGACGGGCCAACATAGTTTTGACCAGAATAATACTGAGGGCCACCAGCTTGATACAGACGTTGCGCCTCAGTCAGACCATAACTAAGGTACGGCTGAATTGTTGGGTCAATCTGTGTGGTTGATGTGGATGTAGTTGTTCCGACTGCCATAAGTGCCTTTCTTTAAGGGACTCCGAAGCGGGTCATCCACGGAGCCGATTATACAAGTTATCCAACAATCACATAGTCAAATGTGACGCTGGCAGTAATATTTGCAGCGTGAGTAATGGTTGCTGTACCTTTACCCTTTGCGCTTACATATCTTGTTATTGTTGAAGATGCCGCAGAGGTAGGCTCAAGCATGATCTTTGATTCATATCCAATGCGTTCATCTGTGATTGTTGTAGATGTTGCACCACCTGTTGCCAAAGTGACAGAGCCGTGATTATTAGTTTTTCCGTTCATTATTCCATTAACGACTTCAGCCACAGCACGAGCATCGCCGCCAAACGGTGGTAAAACTCTGCTCATTAACGAACTCCCTGACCAACTAGATCAATATCCACAGCAACTGCTGACTTCCAGCGGTCACCAGTAGGGTTTACCTGAATACGATGGTATTTGCCTGAACCACGCAATGACACTCGGTTGTCGTCACTTGCTGCCACTGCTGTGCTGTAAGTAATATCTTGGCTCAAAAGGCGGCGAGAAGCCACAGAAACGGTCGCAGAACCTTGGTCTACTTGTGGACGAGCCAAGGTAACCAACGATTGACCACCAGCTTCAATGTCGCCTGTTTGGATTCGTGCTGTCATTGGTGTGCCTGTATAGGTCATTACCTTTGTCGCTAACGTACCACCCAAGAAGTATTTACCACCAGCAAACAAGATTGAATCCATTGGAGTAGCAAGTGCATCAATAGATGAACTAATGCCATCCAATTCCTCAAGCGTAGAGGATGCACTAGAAGCGTCAGAGATAAAGTCTGTGCCTGCGTCTGTGTAAGTCCACTTCTTTGTGTTGAAGTTAAACGCCATCAGCTTGCGTGAACCATCTTTACTTTTGTAGTTCCATAGAATCAGCTTGCGAACAGGGTCAACAGCGGCTGACATAGTTCCATAATCGTTTTCGCTTACGTCATCCAAAAACCAACGGTCTACCTTTTCAGAGCCGATTGGCATGACTTGCTGGCCATCGCACATATAGAAGCCATCGTCAGACAAAAAGAATGTGATGCCTTGATATTGAGCAATCGAGCCTGAAACCATGCAACCCTTGTTGCGGCTAATGTTGTCAAACTGGAAAATTAGCGGTGAGCCGATATAGCTCATGCGGTGGATGCTTCGCTCCAAGAGAATCAAGCCAAACTCGCCACCACGGATGCCCATAATCTGACCGCCATCAGCAATATCTTGAAAGTCAGATTGATTGGTTGCCGAAGGTGTCCATGTAGTCTCGTCATTCAAACCAGACCAGCGAACACGGTATTGCTCTTGCTTCGAGCTTTCAAACGTATTCGCCACCACTACAAAGTCACGAACCACAGTGATGTATTTAGCCACAGGCGCAGAAGCGGATAAGTCAGCAAATGCGGTGGATGTGCCCAATGTCCATGCCTGCAATTTCGATGAGTTGTCAGTACCAATAACAACGTCACCAAACTGAGTAAATCGGAAACGCTCAGTTGCACTGGTTGAGTAGCCTGTATTCACCTGAGTAACAGCGCCAACGCCTGAAACGGTGTAAATCTTGGTACGACCAGCAGCGAACAACTTAGTTACGCCATCTGGTTGCTTACTAGCAAAAAGGCTTGTAAGGTTTTCAGCAGCCGCAGCAGAGAAAGCCACAGCCTGCGGAAACGGGCCATAGCCAACAGCTTGAGAAACGCAATTCTTGGCGTCAGTTAAAGCGCCACTAATGCCAGGCTGATCTGGCATCCATTCGCCAAAGGGGATTCGTTGTGTAGCCATATCAGCCCTGTCTTAACCATGTATTTGTTGATGTGGATGTATCAGCCCAAGAGTTTGAGCCAACCGATACATCTTCCCATGTGTTTGAATTTGCGCTTGAATCTGTCCAAGTATTTCCACCTACCGACACATCAGACCATGTATTGTCTGAGCCTGCCACATCGCCCCAATTGTCGCCAAGTCTTACGCCATTACAGACAATGATGGCCTCACAAGCAATTGAGCCTGTAAAGTCAAAGACGGCATAAGCATCAGCGGTAAGATTTGCTTCACAGACAACCGAAGCATCAGCGTTTGCGGTGATACCACCCAAGGCCGTAAATGCCGCATTTGCAGAAATGGCAGCATCAGCAGTACGCACACGAACAGAATCAGCGTTTGCCGTAGCGTTTGCTGTTACAGAAGCAACACCACTTAACAGCAGGCCACCATTGGCTTCAACAACTGCATTGCAGGCAATATCAGCAGAAGCAATGGCAATACGCTGTGCATTAGCAGAAACGGTTGCAGAAGCCGTTATTGAGGCATTGCCAATACAAACCCTAGTCGCATTGCATGAGGCGCTTGCAGAGGCGTCTATTGAACCAGTGCCAATAACAACCCTGATTGCTTGACAGGATACTGTTGCTGAAGTTGAAACAGAAGCCGAAGCTCCAAACGTGACGGTTGACCCAGAACTTACAGTTGCAGTTGCATTAACCGAACCGTAAGCATCCCACAGTGTGACTGACGTTGTATATAAACCACTATCCAGCGATAGGGTTAAATTGTCTAGACTTCCCTTTAGGTTATCTAGACTGTCAATTGTCCACGGTGGGAGTAAATCAGCCATATCACGCCAAAGTGACGCTCAAAGAACCAGAGGCAACGCGGAACACGTCACCAGTTGCAATTGTCTTAGAAGCATCTACAGGTGTGTGATACAACAAATTACCAGTCGTCAGTGCATCACGAATACCAACGTGGGTAACAGTGCCCCATGAACCACCAGCTTGAGGGAACTCAATAGCAGCAGAGTTAGTGGTTACACCATTAGAAGGAGCGCTAAAAGTAATTGACTGACGAGCGTAAGCAGTACCAGAAACTTCAGTACCAGAATCAGCATCAGTTGGGTCGCTTGTATAAAGGGCTAAGTACACAGCCGAAGGGCTTGTGTAAGCGGTATTGCGCAAGGTTGCATTAACCAACGCATTTTCCAAAAAATTACTCATTTCAGCCATAAATTACCTCAGTGTGGTTGTCATTGCTAGGGGAACACCAGAATACTGAGAAGATTCGTCAGACTTGGTGATTGTGGAGATAGCTCGGTCATACATAGAACCCCATGTATTGATTCGAGCATCGTTCATGATGTAAGGCTCTGCCTCAAGTAACGAAGCATACAAAAGCGCATCAGGTGCGTTTGCAATGAATACGTTGCTTGCGTTTGTGTCACCCAAAAATGTAGGCGCTGCAAAGTACAACAATTTCAATGTGTAGGCAGAATCAGGGATAGGAGCCAACTGGAACTCAGAAGCCAAGATTGTGTAATCAAGTGGTATACCGCTTTGCGCTGTGCGTGTGTTGCGGCTGAAAACAGCAGGACTTGAGTAAGTCAACGGCTGAATTGGGTTACCAACAACAGCAAAATCACGAATCTCAAGAAAGTCAGTTGGCAGTTCAACAGTGGAATCACCACCAGTTGTTGCAGTTGTCACCGATTTGAGCATTTGACGGATGCGCAACTCACGGCGTAAACGAAGCTCTGCAAATCGAATGAAGTCAGGGATTTGATCGGTCAAGTCAGTACGAGCCAAGTAATTGGCAACGGCTGTCTTTAACTCTGAGTAGGTTGCAATGCTCATACTTTACCTGGTCGTGTGCGCCAAGCGCGGTTCATTGGGTCATTCAGGAATAATGCAAAGCGCACCTCATCCACAATTGCAAACCCGCGCATGATTCCTTGTTTGTTCAAGTCGTCAATCACAGTGTTTGGAATAGATGCAATCTTGTTCCCAAATGGGTTATCTGACCATTTAGCACGTTCATCATAGGAATTAAATTCACGTTTGTTCGTTTCAATAATCCCAGATACGTCTTGCTTGGTAGCAATGACAACGCCGCCATCACCGTCTTGGTGGGCAGTATGTTGACGGTATTGAATAGATGTGTCCATGTGGAGATTCTAACAAAAACGCCCCTATGCGTGAACATAGAGGCGTCTTATCTAATCTAAATTAGATCAGCTGATGTCGCCGATTAGACCATGAGCGGCTTCGTTAGACACTTGCAAGGTGTATTCCACCAGCAATTGAGTAACTTCAGCGTCACCAGTTTTTGCCAACTCGTTGGTTTGGAATGGGCGCAGATAGGCAACAGAAGCCATGTCTGGGTCAACCACAAAGGCAACGTCAGTTGTAGTGATGAAGCGGTTAGGCACAACAGAGATTGAACCGAAGTCGCTCATGTAAACGTCAGCAGCGCCGATGATGGTCGTAGGAGCATCAGCAGGAGCCATGTAACGCTGTGCAGCAATACCAGCAAAGGCAGACACGACTTGCTTGTGGTTAGGGCGAACCATCAACACTTTTGGTGAACCACCAGCGGTATAGACTTCTGCAACCACAGTCTTCAAGATGTCTTCAGTGAAAGTACGGTCTGTACCAGATGTACGGGCAGTAGTGCCAGAAGCGCCAGCCGAACCGCCTGAACCGAAGTCACCAGCAGTAGCCAACCATGCCTGCAAGCCACCCAAAGTGCGGGCAGTAGAAGCGTTACCAGCAGAAGCGACTTGGTTGCTCAACAGGATGGCTTCCATATCGCGCTTCACTTCAGCAGATGCTTTAGCCAAGCTGTAAGCCTTTTCAGACTTACGACCAGCTTTGTCAACAGCTTCCAAAGTACCAGAGACTTTGACAGTCTTTTGGCTGATCTGGGTGCGGTTGCCAGCACGAACGGTTGGGGACATAGTTGCATCAGAAGCGGTAGCGCCTTCAACAGCGGCGTTTGATGTGTTCACCGAAGCCAAGCTGTCCAATTGCCACTCGTGGTAAGTAGCAGTGGCTTTACCCTTGCCGATAGACGACATGAATGGGGTGTCAGTGGGGCTGATGTTATAAATAACGTCAGACAGGTCTTCGCGCTGACCAATAGCGGTGTAGGTTTGGTAGGTTGCCATGATTCAAGTTTCCTTATAAGAATCGTTCAAATGCATTTGCAGCGTCACGAACTTTACCAGTTCGCTTCAACTGCGCCATAGTTGTCTTCTGCTGTTCCGAGCCTGTGTTTCGTGGCGTTGATGTTCCAGCCTTCATCATCTTCGGGGCAGCTTCCACCTTTTTGGCGATTGAAGCCTTATTACCCTGAAGTTTTGAATACTTCATGCCATGATACAAACTCAAAACAGCCCGAGAATCGTACAACCCTGCAAGCTCTTGGTCACTCCAGCCAATCGACTTCGCGTAATCACGAATGTCTTTGCGGATTTGGTCGCCCTCTTTAGGGTTTCCGTAACCTGGGATAGTTGACGAAAGTTTCTGACTTTCTTCAGCGAGATGGCTTTGCAGGCGCTCAGATTGCTCGGCTTGTTGCTGTTGTGCAATGCGTTGCTGTTCTTGTTGCAGGACTGCTAACTGCTTTTCTCGTTGGTTTTGTTCAGCGACTTTAACGGCATAACCGATTGGGTCAACTTCTTTCAAAGCCTCAAGATTTTCACCTTTGTTTTGCTGATTCAGGAATTGTTCCATCATCTGCAAGCGTTGGGCGTACTGGTCTCTCAATTTGTTTGCTTCTGCGATCTTTGTGCGTTCAGCTTCAACGACACGCTTATCTTCAGATAGCTTTTGGGTTTTCTTTGTGTAGTCTTGGCCTAATTGGTAGCCCTCAATAAGCTGTTCAAGAGTAACTTCACGTTCTTCGCCAGCCGCTTTGACCTTAAAAGTGCTTGTTTGCTCTTGCTCTGCTTCTTCAGAATCCACCAACTCAGCGTCAGGCTCGCCTTCAATACCTTCTTCGTCTTCGGTTACTTCTTCTGGTTGGCTGTTGTCAGCGCCTTCGTCAGTCTCCATCATGCCGAAAAAAGCATTTGCAGCTTGATTCACATTTAACGATTCACTACCCGTAGGTGTCGTGTTTTCGCTCATTTTCTACCCAAATTGTCAGCATCAACTGGATGCCACAGGTAACTTACGTTACAGAATCTTCCAACGCTTTTTGGCAATCTCGCTTGAAGCGGCAATTGATTCAAAATGCGCGATAACTAATTGTAATGCGTTTATCCGTGAATATGCAACCTCTCGTTCTTCAGCCTGATTCGGCTGTGAATAAACGATAGTCTGTAACTCCGAGTTCTTTAGGGCTTCAAGTTCACCCATGAAGAATTCGTCATTAAGCAGGTTTTTGGCTAGTTGCGGCTTGTCCAAGGATAGAACTCACGATCTGGTTAATGTCAACAGGCGTACCCATTGGCGTTTGTTGTTGGCCTGCGGCAAATATATCATTGAAAGATACGTTTGGTTGCTGTGTTTGCAAACCTTGCCATTGCGTTCCACCAAGCATATCTTGGTTGCTGAAAATACTGTTGAGATCAATTGGCGCAGAAGGTGCAGCGTATGTTGGGATTCGCCACTCTTTAGGAATTGGAACAATTCCAAAACCTGTTGAGCCGCCTCCACCACCACAAGGCTGACCACCACCAAGTTTAAGCGGGTCTCCAGTTACTGCATTAAGAAGCAAACCG